AACCATTTACACGCCTTGACGAGCAAGGTAAACCAATAAATATAAACACAAACATAAAAGTTAAAGCCGATGTGTTAGAGACTGATATTTCAGACAAACAAAAAGAAAGAGAAAGAAGAAAAAACGCAACCCAATTTTAAAAACAAAATATGACAACAATAAAAGAGAACGGCATTTATAAAGCCAAAATAAAAACAAAAGAAAACGGATTAAATATCCTATCAATGGTGGAAAACCCAGCAATTGATATTAATTATATTAAAATGAATGAAGATAAAGTCTATAATGTGAAGTTATCTGTTATAGATGAGGGCAAGGGGATAGTAATAGCACCTGCACTTGTTCCTGAAATGTTAATACCAAGAGTATATAACGGTTTGCAATATTACATTTCTTTTGACAAAGAAACAATAGAAGAGAGCTTAATTAAAATGAGTGAAGAGAGGAAAGATAACAATGTAGATTTAAACCATTCGGAGCAGTTAATTAATGGAGTTGTAATAATGGAGAAATTTATAACAGATGAGAATAGAGTTACAAGCGTAAAGAATTTTGAACACTTGCCATTTGGAACTTTGTTTTTTACTGCTAAGGTAATAGATGAGAAACTAATGAGCGATATAAAAGCAGGTAAGATAAACGGCTGGAGTATTGATGGATTCTACGATTTAGAGATTGAAGAAGATGTAGAGTTAACAGAAGATGAAATAAAAATTTTAAACGAGAGTGTTACAAATTAACTTTTTATACGTTATTAGTATGATGGATAATATTTTAGCGAAAGCAATTAATAAAATTTTGCCAAATGATTTGAAGCTACAATTAAAAGCTGAAATCGAAAAGCACTCAATTAAAATGAGTGAGGCAATATTAGCCGATGGCACAAAGATTGAAATAGATGGAGAAGTTGCTCCAAACTCAAAAGTATATGTAGTTTCTGAAACTGGCAAAGTACCAGCTCCAGATGCAACTCATGAAGTAGTAAACGCAGATGGTTCAATCACTTTAGTAACAACTGTAAACGGTGTTATTACAAGCGTAGAGCCTAAGAAAGTTGAAGAAACTGAAATGAGTGCAGAAGACAAAGCAAAGAAAGAAGAAGAAGAAAAAAAGAAAGCATTGGAAGCTCAAATGCAATCAGTAACAATGAGTAAAGTTTCAGATGTTGAAGTTAAACTTAGCGCGGTAGAAAAAGAAAACGAATCTTTAAAAGCAGAATTGAAAAGCGTTAAAGAATCAGTAACGGTTTTATTAAGTGCTTTTGATAAATTGGCTAACACTCCAGTTGAAGAAGAGCAAGTAAAATTAAGCAAGTCTTATGAAGATATGACACCTGCTGAAAGATACAGATACAACAAAGGTTTATAACATGGCAAAGCAAAAAGAAGATAAACAAACGGAATTTGTAAACCCATTTACTCCAAACCTATCATATAACGATTGGCTTAATACAGTACCAAGTGGAGTAAACATGAAAGAATACTTAACAAGTGGTGGGTTAAGTGAATCAGAGGTTAACCACATAATTAACGAATTAGAAATCATAAAAAACAAATAAACAATGTCAGTAGCATATACAGGTCAATCAACCATTAAGGGACCTAATTTAGTACCAGTTTTACAAGAGATTTTTCATGAAAATAAAACCATTGCTAGTAATTGGATTACTTTCAATGATGACATGAAAGAAGGTACAATTATTACAACCAGCTCAGTATCTGCAACAGCTCAAGCTTATACAGGTAATGCTTTATCTGCATCTGGTTCAATTACTTTAGTTGATAGAGTAGTTAGCTTGACGAAGTTAGAGTACAAAGAAGAGTTTTTAGAAGAGGCTATTCGTGCTGGTCGTTTCAACCAAAGCATGAAGAAAGGTGCTTGGGAAATTGAATCAAACGAATTTAATACAAAAGTATTAGGTATGTTTGCTCCTAAGATTTCTGCTGATGCTGAAAGATTATTTTGGGGTGGCATCACTTCAGCAACTAAAACAGCTATAGCAGGTTTAACGCCAGGTGCTGGTCAAGGTTCAATTACAGCAGCAACACAAACAGCAGTAGCTGGTTTAACTGCGGGATTAGTTGATGGTATTTTCACAAAAGCATTATACGACAATGGTGCTTTAGGTGCTTATATCAAAGTAACTGGAACAACTGTAACTAGTGCAAATATTGCTACTGAGGTAGGTAAAATTTACGCAGCATTGCCAGAAGAAATGCTACAAGACCCGAACGACCCAGTATTCATTTACTGTCCGTTAACTTGGAAGCAATTAATTTACAACGCTAATAATACAGTGGGCGCAGCTCAACAAATTAATTTTGTTATTAGTGGCGATACTTTTGCAACTAGTAGAGTATTTTATAACGGTGTTGAGTTAGTGTTTGTTCCTGTTCCTTTAGCTACTTTAGCTTATGCTAATAGAGCTTCAAGAGTAATGTGGAATAGTGATTCTCATGATGATATTTCTAAAATTGAAATTGGTAAGAAATCAGCTGATAGTGATGTTAAGTTCATCAGAGCAATATACACTATTCAAGCACACATTGCAGATGCTAATAAAGGTGTATTATACGGTGGTTAAATAAATGGGAGTTAAACACTCCCTTTGAAAAAATAAAAAGGAAAATAAAAAGGAAAATAAAATGGCTTGTGCATTAACAACAGGTATAACATACGACTCATGTAAAGATAATTTATCAGGTATTAAGAGAATATTATTTACTGAGTATGCAAACTTAGATCAAACAAACGCAGCTAAATTTGCTTTAACTGCAAACGTAGTAACTACACTTGTATTAGCAACCACAAAACTGTTTAGAGAATATAAACTTGGCAGAGAGATGGCTGAGGCTTCTGATAACGCAACTGGTAATGCTGAAACAAAAATAAATATTTACACGCCGACTATCACATTTACAATTAACGGATTTACAACTGTTCAGCGTAATGAGTTAGACTTGTTAATGAAGAATTACTTAATCGCTATTATTGAACGAAAAAACGGTACATATTGGATTGCTGGTTTAGATGGTGGTTTAGATGTAACGGAAATTCAAACAGCGTTTGGTAAGAAGTGGGAAGATTTCAGCGGTAACATTGTGAGTTTAGTTGGTAAGTCAGCCACTAGAATGTTAGAAGTTGATTCTTCATTAATTGCAGCTCAGTTAGCGGCAGCACCATAGTAATTAAGGTTTAAACAAAAAAGTAAAGCTACTACATAACGTAGTGGCTTTTTTTATAAAATTAAAGATGATAATTTATAAAAACACAAATAATTACTTAGACTTCACAGGCTTTGAGGCTGGTGTATTGGTTAATCCAAATTATTTATTTGAGTTTATTAAAGATGATGATGGAACTAAGACTTACTGTATAGGCGTTGATATATCAGCGAATAAAGTAAAACATAATTTGTGTTTAATTGTTGAAAAAAATTCTCCAATATTTACAAACGGAGAAGTATATTTATTGCAAGGGTTTTATTTAGTTAATATTTATGAACAAGCGAATGGTAGTACTAACTTAGACCCTACAGGATTAACTAAAGTAGAAACAAAAAAATTGAGAGTTATAGATACAGCAATGCCAACGAATAAAGAATACAACGGTTACACTAAAACTCAAAACGTTTACAATGGGTAAAATAAAAGATATATCTAATATAGCATTAAGCAAAGTTTATCGTTTAGAACTAAGAGAAGACATTAATAAAGGCTTTGTAAGGTGGGGGAAAAAAAATGATTTTAATTCTTATTTAATAGGATTAGCTGATAATCAAGCAGAGCACGGAGCTATCTTAAATGTTAAGTCAAAATATTTAAGTGGTGTTGGGTTGGATAGTGAAAATGAGATATTACAAAAATTTTTACAAGTAGCAAATCCAAATGAAAGTTGGTATGAATTAAAAAAGAAATTAGATAAAGACCAAGTAATGTATGGGGCAATTGCTTTAAAAGTTGTTCCTAATTTATTTGGAGAGCCTCTATTTTATTATCATGTACCTTATGGAAACTTGCGTGTATCTAAGGACTCAAAAGTTTATACTTATTCAGATAATTGGCAAGGTAGCGAATACGAATATCCTCAAAAAAAATATTTAGAATATAAAGAAGGAAGTAAGAAGGTAGGATTAATTGTTATTAAAGATTATTTTGCAACAGATAATTTGTTTAAATCGCTTTATGGCAGACCCTCGTATCATTCAGCATTAGTTGACATAGATACTTATGTAAGAGTATCTACATATTACAACACTTTAGTTCAAAGTAATTTTAATAAATCAGCAATCATAACTATATACGACGACAATCCAACTGTTGAGAAAAAAGCAACAATAGCTAAAGGCTTAATGATGGAGCAAGGAGAAGAAGCAGATAAAGGGGTAATTGTAAATTGGTCGAGGAATGGACAAAAGGCAGCAGAGAATAC